CCGCTGATCTTTTCGAGAATATCCGCGATTTCGCGCAGGTCATGCTGGCTTCCGGCGGCCAGCACCCACGGTTCATGAATCATGAACATCGCGTTTTGATATGCCTGAACCTCTTTCCCGGCCAAAGCGAGGAAAGAAGCCGCGGAAGCGGCGAGGGATTCAACCCGCGTAATGACCTTGGACTTGTGCGATTGCAGGGCGTTGAAGATCGCCATCGCGTCAAAAACATCCCCGCCGGGTGAATTGATGCGGACGGTCAAAGTCTTTGTGTTGATCCCGGCCAGCGCCCGGATGATTTCACCGGCGTCATTAAAGGGCCAGCCGATCACGTCATAGATCATCAATTCGGTGTTGTCTTCGGAAAGCGCCTCGATCTTATACCAATCGGCTTTGTCAATCGGCTTATTCCAGTAACGTGCCGTCGCTTCAGCGTTCCTTTGATTTCGGTATTTATTAAGATTCATCTTTATCACCTCGCTCCGATTGCAAGGGACGGTTGAAATGGAACTTCCAGCTTTGCGCCCTTGCTTTTGTTTTTTGACGCTTCCAACGGTTGAAGATTTTTAAGCGACCAACAAAGACGGAAATCAATGTCATCTGGTCTTTCAAAATTAAATGCTGCGATTGGAATTTTATGATCTATGTGCCAAGCTGTTCCGTAATTCTCCCAGCTCATTCCAGGCTTGAAAAGTTTTTCGATGTGGGCCTTTAGTTGGTCAACGGTGAAATTAACCAGCGTTTCCCAGTGCCTTCTTCCTTTAGCATTTCTGTTTATAGATGCCCGTATTTCACGCGATACATTGCCGCTAAGTTTCCCCTTTGGAGTATTTAGCCTTTTTGCCGACGCCCTTCTGCTCATTTCACGAGCCTTTTCTATATTCGCGCCTCTCCACACTTGCAGGGACACTCTTCTTTTTTCCCGATTTGCTGCTCGATATTCTTTATCGGAAAGACGAACCGCCTCCCTGTTCGCATCCTTCCACTTCTTTTTGCTTACCGACACCTTTGTGCCATTCCTCTGCGCCCATGCCTTGCTGTTCGCAAGAGCCCTCTCTTTATTTTCGGCATACCACTTCTTGGTTTTGGCCCTGATGCTTTCCTTATTTGCCTCGTAATATTTTTTATATTCTTCGGTGCGGTTCATTTGGCACCACCTTTTTCTGTGTTATTGGTGTTGCCGCTTTCTTTGGTCGTTGACGTCCTGGTTTTATAGATATTTCCCCCCTCATACGGATTCATGTCTTCCAGTTCCCTGACTTCATTCGGGCTCATTGCCTCAATATTCACCATGCCCTGATAATAGGCCGTCCGTGCCGCCGTATCGCCGCGCAGCAGGCCGCCCGTGCTGAACTTCGCAAAGTAATTTTTCTTTTGTTCTTCGCTCAATAAATCCCGGTAGATTGCCATTTCGATATTGACCAGCCGGGGGGTCAGGGCATACTTGACGTATTCAAGGTCAAAGGCGTCTGCGCTGGCATACGTCGCCACCTTGTCGCCGGATTGCAGCATGGAAAGCGGAAGGCCGAAGAACAGGTCAACGATTTCCTTTTTCTGGAAGTTGCGGGCCTCAAGGAATTGCGAATCAACCGAGGTCATGGCCATTTTCTGCCATGTCACGCCCTGTTCAAGCAGGGCGGTCTTGTGGGCATTTTCGACGGATGAATATGTCTCGTTGAAGTCATCGAGGAACTTTTGGGCCATTGAGCGGTCTTTGAACGCTCCCGGCATTTGCAGAACGCCGCCGATCATGGTGCCGTGGCTGAATAACTTTGCACCGTGTTTGACAAGCGCCTGATCCAGACCAATGCTTTCCCGCGCATATTGAATGGGGTTGATTCCCATGAAGCCGTCAAGGACAAGGCCGCGAATGTGCATTATGCGTTCACCGGGGATCGTGTCGGTTGTTGATCCGTCGGGCCGTGATATTTTATAAAACAGACCGTAATCAGGCGCTTGGAGAACCTCTTGAACCCGCCCCATCGGTATAGGAATAAGCTCCTGGACTTCACGCCCCGGCAAACCGCTTTTTAATGCAAAGAAATTCCCTCGAAGATCAAGACAAGCGGAACACATCCCCCAAAATTCGGGAGCGGTCATCCACTGGTTAGGCTGCCGGTGTAAAAGCCTGTAAAGCCTCAAATCTTTGGCTTTGTCTTTCGTGTTGCCTTTTTCGACGTATAAATGGCAGGGCAACTGCGCGATTGAATCAGCCTTGATCTTGACACAGGAATGAACGGCCATAGCTTGCATGGCCGTGGTTGAATTAACGGATTGACCGGATGCAGTTGTCCCGCCGCCGAAAGTGTCAATAATAAGCCGCGATATTTCGTCGCTTGTCATGGCCTTGGGGCGTATGCGTGAAAAAATGCCTTTCATTCGTCAGCCATAAAAAAACCGCCTGCGAAAATAAGCACTCCACAAACGGTAAAGGATAGCCACGGCGCAAACAGATAAAGCCCGACGCCGATTAACGTCAGGCCCGTAACAAGGAGAACGTCCCGGAAACTGATTTTTTGCAGCAATGAAAATATTTTTTTCACTATTTCATCACAATCTCACCGCAAAAGTTCCATTTACATAAAGTCAATGCAATCTTACGGCTCAATTATGACGGATGATTTGAAGATTCGATACAGACAAAATAGGGACAAACACAGACAAAATAGGGACAAAAACAGACAACTACGCTGCCGTTTCATTAAGTTTCCAATTTTCCGCAACTGACTTTGTAATGACGGGGTGACCGGCGCGATTCTTTTTTACCGGCAGGCCTTTCTTTTTCCAGTATCTCTGCGCGGTTTTATCGCTTACCCTTAAATATTTTGATATTTCGTTCCAGCCTTCAAGAATGTCGTCCATGTATTCATCCCCTCACAAGCCTGAATTTGTCGTAGATGTTTCCCTGTTTTTTCGCCTCTGGATTCATGGCCATGAGAGCCGTGGCGTTCAGCGCCGCCATCAGCGGGTCTATTTTCCCCGTTCCACTGGCCTGTTTTGTGATTATAATCGCATTTCCACGCGGTTCAACCCGCGCATTCCCCACGCACCACGTCATAAGTGGCTGCCCCCCGTGGGTGACTGTCTTTTCAGCAACACGGCGCTCGAGGGTCTTAATGGCCCCGGAAAGCCGCCACCCCTGCGGAATGCCGACAACGCGGTCATGCTCAATGCCCCGCGCCTGAACTTCATCAACGATGTCACCGATGCCGACGGGATCAACGCCGATCCGGTCAAGCAGCCCCGCGTTCTCGCACTGCATGACAATATCCCCGACTTGCTGAACGTCCTGGCCGATCTCTTCCACGATAATCAAGTCGCCGTCTTTCTGGAAGTCCCTATACCGGGCCGCCTCCGATTTCCTACGTTCCAACGCAATAGGATTGCACCACGCCCGCTTGAATAGATACCAGCCCCCGGTTTCCGCGTCCCTGCCGATAACGGCAAGCCCCAAAAGGTCATCAAGCCCGCCGCCGTCTATTCCAATCACAACCACCTCGGAGCGTTCAAGGATCAGATCAAGGGTGACTTTCCCCGCCGCCTCTTCCCAAAAGTCCGCCCCGGCCCACCTGTGCGTTTTCAGGTTCATTCCCATTTCAACATTGAGATGTTTGGCGAGGAAACCGCGCATGGACTCTTCACCCTGTTCCTCGGCCTTTTTGAATTCGCGCTTTAAAAACTCTTCGTCAACCGACGCGCCAAGATTCGGATTGGTGACATAAAAGTATTTCGGGTCAAGGTGTTGTTTCTCTTTCAGCGCTGAATCGGGAAATTCGTATATGACGGGAAGAAAGCGGTTGTCGTCAATGCGTCCGTCACGCACGCCCCGAGCATAATCCAATTTCTGTTTGAATACGCCCGCCGGTGCCTCATCGGATTGCGTTGACAGGTAGATGACAAAACCCTCTGGACGTGAAGCAAGGCCGCCGCACGCCTCACGCAGCATGTTCTCCGCATTCGGGCGCTTGCCGAATAACCACGCTTCGTCAATCAATATCCCCGTGGCCTTCTTGCCCCCGACGGTTTCGTTATCCGCAGCGACGACTTTGAGCATGGCCCGGGTGCCTCTGTGCGTGATTTGCCGTAAATGATCCTGGACGTGCATCAGGTCGGAAAGCTCTTCGTCGGCGTTCACCATGTCGCGGGCCGGGTAAAATGAGTTTTGCGCGATTTCCACAGTAGGGGCAAGTATCAGAAATTCGGCGGAATCGCGCCAGTTGCGAATCAAACAGGTCAACATCAAGGCGGCTGCAAGGGTTGACTTGCTGTTCTTCTTTGCAACGAACAGGAAAAATTCAGAGATAAGCCGCCGCCCGGATTCTGAATCATAAGCCCCAAAGACGGTTGACGCAAAGTCGAAGATCCACGGCCTCCCGGCCTCCCCAAGCGTGGGCCGGTTCAGAACGTCAACAAGCCGCAATTCCTTGAAGACGGCAAGCCCCGCCGCTGCCTCTTGAGAAAATAACGGCGGTAAGGGTATCAGGCTTTCCCGCGCCATTACGCGGCGCTCCCAGTCCAGGCATGAGGTAGTCCAGTTCATAACTTAATCCATCCTGCCCTTTGCAAATCTTTTGCTATTTTAGTGGGATTCCCTTCTTCGTCAAACCATCTCAGCGTTTCTACGGCGCATTTATCGCAAATTATTCTTCTTACCATCCCGTTTTTTGGCTTCGCTTTTAGAGGGCCGTCAGGATAGCCGTAACAATCATGCCCGCATAATTCACATTTCGATACCTGTTTTTGCATTGTTCTCCTTTCACTTCACCAAAGCTATCGGCGGTTTCCCGGCGGCAAACTTGCCCGCCGCTGCCCTTTTAGCCCTGTCTTCCTTGTCCTCTTTCTTGCCCTTGCCCTCTCCGAGCCGGGGATGCTGAAACGGCAATAAGATATTGGCCACTTGGATCTTCGTTTTCTTGTCAATCGCAGATGACACAAGCAGCTTTTCCAGGTATTCTTTCGCGTCCTTTGTTTCGTCGGCCTCTGTTACAGGCGCGACGTCCCCGCCGCCGTGGATCAGCGTCATGTCCTGCAATAGCGCGTTCAGTTGTTTCCGGTCATCCGGCGTCATCTTCTGTCCGGATCGCGCCTTTTCCATCAATCCGGCGTAAAAAGCCGCAATTTCCTCGGCCTTTGCCAGCAATGGAAGGCTTTTGACCTCCGCTTTTTTTCCAGAGCCTTTTTTACGCCCGGCGCCAGGCCTATATCCGCCCCTCGACATTAGGATACCCTCCTGATTTCAATCCCCGGAAACGCATCGTG